TCCGACGCGGGCGAGCTCGGTGGCAACGTCAACTTCCAGGACATGGCGATGCTCGAGACGGACTTCCGGGTCCGCTTCGCCAACGCGGGTCTGGAACTCTACAAGAGCCAGATGCTCGACCAGGACGCGAACGGTCTGCAGATCGCCGCGGCGTGGACTCGCCAGGTCACCGCGATGGCGGCCTACTGGCCCCAGACGCAGGTGACGAATCTGCTGAAGAACGGCGCGACCGCGGGATACAACAGCTACGACGACATCACGTTCTTCAACGCGACGCACTACAACAACCCGAAGGCGACTGGCGCGGGCTCGTACAGCAACACCCACGTCTCGGTCCCGATCGATGTCAGCGTCTCCGCCGAGGTCGCGCTGCAGAACCTCGCGACCGTGCGCTCGAGCATTGCGTCGATCAAGCAGCCGAACGGCGTCGATCCGCGGTTCCTGAAGCCGCACGCCATCATCTGCAGCTCGGCGCTCTACCCGCGCGTCGTGCAGCTCACGGACGCGAAGTTCATCGCCGCCACGGGTGGCGCCGGCTCGACCGGCGGCACGTCGGACGTCGAGGGGCTGATCCGGTCCCTGGGCTACGGCAAGGTCATCGAGGCGCCCGAGCTGAACGGCTGGGGCTCCGACACCACGTACTTCGTGGTCGCCAAGCCTGCCGGCGTGCCGGATGACGAGCTCTCGGGGTTCGTCTACCTCGAGCGCGAGCCGTTCACGGTGCGCTACTACACCGGCGACGGTGGCGGCACGGGCACCGACGCGATCCTGCAGCGGACGAACAAGTACGAGTGGAACATGGAAGGCCGGAACGTCGCCGGCTACGGCCACCCGTACCTGATCCACCGCTGCCAGGCTGGCGGAGCGTGAAGGCGGGAGGAACCGGAGCGCCGCGCCTCCCCGCGTGCGCTTCGGTCCCGCCACGGGCCTCGGGCGGTGGGCCCTGCGCGTACTCCCCTCCGCGCTGAACCATCGCCCTCTTCTTCCCCCCGCGAGGTGCCGTCGTGTCGCAATACCTGACGCTCGCGGAGTTCCGCGCGACCACGACGATGCCCTGGGGCGACGTCGATGACCTCGAAGTCGCGGCGCCCGGTTGGATCGTCAACCAGGTGATCGTCGTCTCGGGGATGGCAGACGCGCGGCTGCGCAAGCGCTACGCGGCCCCGTTCGTCGCCCCGGTGCCGGACATCGTCCGGAGTTGGGTGGCGCGGATCGTAACCCTGCGCGCGTACCTCCGGCGCGGGGTGGATGCGCGCGACGCGCAGTTCCAGGTCATCTTGGACGACGCGACGCGCGCGGAGGCCGAGATCAAGGAGGCGGCGGACTCGAAGGACGGGCTCTTCGAACTGCCGATTCGGCAGGACTTGCCGACCACCGGCGGGATCGCCCGGGGTGGTCCGCTGGGGTACTCTGAGGCGAGTCCCTACACGTGGACGACGGTGCAGGCGGATACGGCTGCCGATGAGTGACGCGGCCGCGATGGCAACCCTGGACGCCTGGATCCAGAGCCTTCGCACGGTCGGCGAGTCGCTCGAGGAGGCGGCGCAGTCGGTGGCGGAGGTCCTGCAGTCAGAGGCCGCGGTCGCGGTGCGTGAGCAGCGCAGCATGGACGGCTACCCGTGGCCGCCCACCAAGGCTGGCACCCCGGCCCTCGTCAACGCACCGGCGCACATCGAAACGAAGGCGCGCGGCCGCATCGTGCAGATGGTCCTCACGGGCCACGACGTGTTCCATCACTTCGGGGCCGGCCGCGTCCCGCGCCGCCCGATTCTCCCGATCGCTGGCGTTCCGGCGAAGCTGGGGAACGCGATCCGTCTGGGGATCGTGGACGTGGGCGTCGCCCACCTGATGCGGACCCGAGCGAAGGCGCGGAAGGCTGCCCGGCGCAGCCGCTCCCGGTGAGCCATGGCGACGATCCTTGCGCTCGAGAAGCTCTATACGGACGTCTCGGCGCTTCTCGAGGACGTGCCGCAGTCGTTCGGGTGGCGCGAGCCAACCAAGCGCGGCGAGCCGAACCGCATCACGTGGGTCCCCGGCGACGAGTCGGGATCGCTCGGGGAGGTCGGCGGGGCCCGCTACCCGGGCCGCGTGCCGCGCCCGATCGCCAACCTAGTCGAGCTGTTCACCGTCACGGTTTTCGCGCAGGACCTGTCCGACCCCGAGAACGAGCTCGCGCAGTACCACGCGGCGCGACTGCTCTTCGATCGCTGGCTCGCCGCGGTGTATCGCGCCGCGCATGGGACCTTCGCGATCGAGTCGTCGCGATGGGCCGATGACCAGAAAGAGCGGCGCTTCGGGGCGGCGATCGTCGTGGTCGCCACCGTGGACGCGATGGTCCCGGATCTCGAGGACGACGACACGCCGCCGGTAGCGGTTGGCGCCGGCGCCGCGCTCGTCATGACGGAACTCGACGTCACCGAGACGGGCAGCATCGATCCTCCGGTGTTCACCACGGAATTCACTCCCGAGTTCGACTGATGGCCGACACCATCCGCACTGAGGCCGAGGCGCTGGCGCTGTTGGTCACCGCGGGGTCGCGCGAAATCTCCGCGCAGGACCTGCGGGATTGCGTCTACTCGCTCTTCCACAAGGCGGCGTTCACGACGGCGATCACGTTGCCCGCGCTCGCTGACTCTGCCGTCCCGACCCCGGCGACTGGCACGGTGGCGCACTACTACTCGACGACGCAATCGGCGCCCGCGTTCAAGGACGCGGCCGGGGTCGTCCACACGCTCACGCACGTTTGAGCGTGCGCCCGTCGCAATCGGCCACACCGCGCCCGCGGTGAACGCCGGTCCCCACCTCAACGGAGCCCAAGAACATGACGCGACCCACGGTCACGATCACGACCCAGGACGGTCAGCTCGGAGTCCTTCCGATCCAGTCCGGCAAGCCGACGCTCTACATCGGCCCGAGCACGTCCGGCAGTCTGGCGACTCCGGCGACCTACACGAGGACGCGCCTGCTGCAGGCGGCGAACGGCTACGGGCCCCTCGTCGAGTACGGCTGCGCGGACATCGCGCAGTACGGGCGCGCAATCGGCGTACCCCGCTGCGCGGCATCCTCGAATGGATCGGTCGAGGCGGTGAACGACGACGGCGTCACCGGGGATTGCGTGGTGACGACCGTGGGCTCGGCGCGAGCTGTCGCCACCATGGTGTGTATCCCGGTTGAGGATCTCGTGGACGAGGACGACACGTTCACGCTCGTGGACGCGGCGGCCGCGGACCACGTCTTCTACTACGACGTCGCGGGCAACGGTGGCGGCACCGGCACTGCGATCGACGTGTCCGCCGCTACCACCGACGAAGAGGTCGCGGCGATCACGAGGACGTCGCTACTCGCGGCGGGGTTTGGTGTCGTGCGGACGGGCGCGTCGCTGGAGATCACGACCACCGGCCCGGGCACCGCCGGCAACCAGACGAACACCGAGGCGGTCGACAATGCGGCCTTCACGCTGTCGAACTTCGCCGGCGGGACGAACTCCGCGGCGCCGTCGGATGACTACGACATCGCGGTCCGCGTGGTCACCGGGGGCACCCGTGGATCGGCCGGCATCACCTACCAGGTGTCGCTCAACTACAACGCGGCCCTTTCGGAGTCGGACAACAACTGGGGCCCCACGACGGCGCTCGGCACCGACACCACGATCACGGTCGCAAATACCAGCGTCGCTTTCGCGCTCGCCGCGGGGACTCTGGTTGCTGGGGACCTGTGGTTCTGCCGCTGCAACGGGCCGACGTGCTCGGGCGGAGACGTGCAGACCGCGGTCGACGCGATCGCGACGTGGGCGACGGAGTGGGAGCACCTCGTGTTCTGTGCTCCGGTAACGACGGCGATCGCGACCATCCTCGACGGCCTCATGGCGACCATGCGGGCCCGTGGGCAGTTCACCTGCTTCTGGTCCGCAGCCGTCCGGGGCCCCTCTTCGACGGAGACGGATGCCACCTACCAGACGGCCCTGGCGACGGAGCTGGCGGCGCTGGCGACCACGTTCGGGCATGTGGGCTCCGGTACCACGCAGCACCAGAGCGCGGTCCCGGGGCGGGCGAACTTCTACCGGCGTCCGGCGCTCATCGCCTACGCGGCGAAGCTCGGGAAGGTGTCCGAAGAGGTGGACATCGCGCAACTCGTGGCCCCCGGGGGCCCGCTGTCGCGGATCATGATCGCGGACGGGAACGGGAACCTCCTACACCACGACGAGACGATCCAGCCGGGGCTCGATGACCTGCGGCTGGGGTCGCTCTGCTCGCAGCCCGGGCGCACCGGCGTCTACCTGACGAATCCGCGCATCCGCAGTGCCGAGGGCTCGGACTTCGAGTTCGTGCAGCACCGGCGGGTGATGAACCTGTTCGAGGCGACCCTCTACGCCTACTTCTCCTTGCGCCTGAGCAAGGACGTCTTCGTGAACCCGAAGACGGGCTTCCTGCTCGAGAGCGAGGCGATCGAGATGGAGCGCGGAGCCCTCTCGATGCTGCGCTCCGTGCTCAAGGCGAAGGCGTCGGGATTCAGCGTCTCGGTGGCCCGTGACGACAACCTGCTCTCGACGAAGACCGTCAACGTCGATGGTGGGTGCGTTCCCAAGGGCTACCT